AGAACAATTTAAGGATACTTATAATTCTATAGATATACCGCAAAATATTTTAGATAAGGCTATAGAAATTAAAAATACATATTCGTGTTTTAATTCTTACTATGATCCAAAGATGATATGGGCTAAAAAAATATATAATAATAAGGAGAAATATAATAAGCCGAAGATTAAATCGCGATTTCATATTATAATACCTGATTTTACTAAAAAGTCCGAACTAAAACGATGTTTAATAGGTAATTTAAATAAACTAAGTGTGAAAAACAAAGATAGTATATATGAAAAAATAAAAGAAATTATCGGTCTTAATGATAATATAGATGATGTATTTATGATAATATGGAATTATATTAAAACAAGTGATAATGATATATACGCTAATTTATTAAGTCTATTTGATAAAGAATATTTAAAAACTATGATAGATAAACTATGGAATAATTATATAAATGATAAGGAATGGAATCCGCCTCGATATATATATGAAAACAATCTTTTAATATTAAATGACGAATATGATTTATATTGTGAATATACTAAATGGAAACGCGGGATTAATAACATAAATAAGATATGGATTAAATATAAAAGTGAAGAATTAATAATATTATTAGATAATATCGCAGATTATATAATTAGTATTAAAGATAACAATGAAATATATAAATATATACTAGATATTCTATTAGAACAATTGTGTAAAATATTATCTATCGTAAAATATAATTCTATAATAGATAAAATTAAAACAATAAATATTAAAAACTTAGATAATTCTACAAAATTTTTTATTTATAATATTATTGAATTATAAAAAAATTATTTCTATATAATAGTATAGAGTAAGAAATAGTACAATGAGAGAAAGTGAAAATAACTTATCTTTTTATAGTAGTGCCATAATCCAGGCAATTTTTGCCATATTATTGTTAATCATCCTCAGTTATATTTATAAACTTGAGAATATGGGTTGTGAATGTTCCGAACATCCCAACAAAGACTTCATCAAGAATTTCACTATAATAGCGTTGGGTTATTTCATAATAACTTCCATAATATCCCTTAAATCTGTCGCTAAAAGCATGGGTTATGTAGTAGTCCAATTACTATCTATCGCTACATTCGTATTCTTCTTAATGTTTGTCGTATACATATATTACGCATTTGACTATGTTAGATATTTAACTAATGAAAAATGCAAATGCTCTGAAGATTTAAGCCGTGATATCATATCAGTAGGTACTATGATATCCTTGTTCTTATTCTTAACCTCGCTATTCACTATAATAATTGTGCCTATATTATTAAGCACTTTAAGCGGTCTATTATCTAAAATAGAGGTTTTCGAAGAAGAAGTAGAGGATACTATCCGTAACCCAATGAAATCTCTACGCAATACCCCCGATAAAATAGTTAGATCCGTTAAAGAAGTTGGCAGTTTTGTTAATAAATCCGCTAAAAAAATAACTAATCTAAGAAAAAATAGATAAATTTCCATCATATTAATTCTTTTTATATCTTATATCGCAATATATTAGTTTCGCCCTATTATAATCTTTAATATCCGTCTTAAATACCCTACTATTCTATAATTATATGTTTAGCGTCCGCGTTCCTTTTTTAGGTCTTCCCCTACCTTTTAATATTTGAATATCCGCTGTATCCTCTATTATTGATGTTATTTCTTCATCGCTCACTGAAAGTGTTTCGATATTATTATCGCTATCATCTATTGATATCTTGCTATGTACATTTTTAATTATATTATCTATATCTTCATATTGTTTTTTATCATTCTGTTGAGATGGTATCGTTTTATTTTGTGTAAATTGTGGCATATTAGAAGGCACTGGGTCGCTATTTAAAGAACCAAATAAATTACTAACCATATTAAATAACCCCATATTATCATTGCTAGAACCTCTATTTTGTGACATTTGAGGCATTTGTTGTTGTGTATTACCCATTACATATTGTTTAGCCGCAGCATTTTGAAACTGTTTCATTAAATCGGGATTAGAACGTAATACATTTTCAACATCAGGCAAAGGCTGTTCTTTAAACATTCGACTTGTTAAATGAAACATAAAAGCACTTCCCGATAGAGAAATGAAAAGTCTTAATTCCGGGGCCATTTTCTTTCCTGTCGCCTTGTATTTATAATGTAATTCTTCAAAAATATCATCATAATCATTAATATTTTCATTAACTTGCTCAGACCAACCATCTAATTTAATAGAAAACGGGTCGTATCGTCCATTAATATATTCAGTGCCCGAAATAAAAGCCATTAACATTTTTTGTTGAAATCTTACACTCCCGTCAAGTTCCTTCTCTCTTATAATTCTATTATATTCAGTTCTCATTTCTTCAATATCAGAATTCATATTGAATTTAAAAGGAATCTTAAACCCCTTTGATTCCAATCTGTCCAATTGATAAATTATTTCTCTTTTCTCATTTATCTCATTTTTAACTATTTCTTTAGGACTTAAGAATTTATTTTTTTTAGCATATCTATCTATACCTTCGCTTTCATCACTCCCTCCACTTCCACCACTTTCATCACTCTCGCCACTTTCGCCACTTTCTCCGCTACCACCGCTACCACTACTACTACCGCTTGCTTCACTAATATTATCATCATCATCATATTTATTTTTAACTCGGCCACTATGAGAACTCTTCGAACTATATAGACTTTTACCGCTCTTTTTACTTTCATCGCTATCGCTTTCAGTTTCTATTCGCGAACTTCTTCCTATTTTATCCTTATTGCGATATATATTTCCGATATTTTTCATATATTTTTTTTTACCACTTGTAGAACTTCCGTTGGAAGAACCCGATGACATAGATATAACATCGTCGCTTATTTTTTTTCTATTAAATAATTCATTATTTATACTAATATTAGATTGCTTGCTTGTAGGTATATTAAAATTAAAAGATTGCGTATTAAAACTATCTTTATTCAACTCTATTAAATCATCATTTCTATTATTAAAATTTGATAGTAATGCCATATTATATATTTATTTGGGTATCAAATGTTTATATATCTATTATAATATTTAAATGTTTATTAAAACGCATTTTTATAAAAATAAATCATATCCCTAGTTGTTTTTTCGCGATAGCCATGAAAGCCAAGCATCATAAAATAATCTACCCGATCTTTTATAATGTTCGGGATGAAATTGTATTCCTAGTATATCTCTCTTCTTATAATATAATATATCTATCTTTCTTGTTCTTTTCATAACAACTTCTATGTTTTTATTAACTTTTACAACATAATCATTATGAATATATTTATATTTAGCAGTTTTAACATCAAACGGATAATCTATTTTTAATTTTCTATCATATATTATAATATTCCCATATTTTTTACTATTTATATAAGAGCGTTTTCCAAATCTTAGAGCAATATATTGCATTCCATAGCAAATTGCAAGTATATGTATCTTGTATTTAAATATTATTTCAGGAACTTTTGGAGAATTCCTTTCTAATATATAATAATCAGAACCAGATATTATTATAGCATCTAATTTATCTTCCTTATTATCTAATAATTCTATTATACCCTTATTGTCGTACCAATATCTAAAACATAATCTTGCCTTTCTAATAGACTTTATAAAATTCGCCCTAAATACTTCGCCAATATTTTTATTACTATACATTAATATTATCAGTATCTTAGGCCTCTTCTTCCTTTTCATTATTTTCATTATTACTAATACCACTAATATATAGTTTATTATATTTATCCCCAATATCCTCTTTCATATTACTTCTAATATATGATACAGCCTGTAAACACGCGTCGCTTAAATCATCTTTCTTCTTATTTTCATTAAATATCTTCTTTAAATCCTCATCATCGCTTATATATTCGCGACATAATTCTATACTAAGCATTTTGTTAATCTTATATTTATCGCGTCTAAAACCCTTTTTATTTTTAACTTCTTCCTTATCCTTAGATTCAATATTTATTATATATTTGTGATTTTTCGTTTTTAATGATGCGTTTACTAGAACTACACTTCCCACCTCTTTGTCCCAATATTTAATTAAACTAAAATAACCATATATTATATGTTGAATAGTCTTCATTATTCCATTTAAATTTGAAGGCTGATTCTCTATTAAAACATATTCTATCATATTTATATTCATATTCTTGAGATTTCCTATTATATTATCCATCTCAATGTATATTCTTTCCGATATATCTTCTATCCCCTTAATCTCTTTCTTCGATGAGGCTAAGGCTATTATACGCCAATCTAGAATCTCTAATATATCAGTCTTCTTTATTATACATACTGCCAAATTCTTAACACCAATATCAAAACTAATATATATCATATACTAATATATATTCATATCCTTATTTACTCAATTATTTTTACTAATGCTTTTTTGGATCTCAGTTACTATTTTAGGTGTATATGATGTAATATTATAATTTTTAATAAGAGTTATTAGATCTTTCCAAAAAGTATCATTATGATATTTCGAATTATATTTATTTATTCTCTTGCATTTTTTATATAACCATTTATATAATTTCTCTAAATTTTCAGTACTCTTATTTGATATCTTACTTATTCGTTGCTCTTTTATTAATCTATCACTATATCTTTTCAAATCTTCACATTTGTGATTGTTCGGCAAAGTCTCGCGTAAATCATAAAATTTCATATAATTATACGACGGGCATATTAATAAATTTTCCGTATAATCTATAAATGTAGGATTATTATCTATTATTAATAGTTTCTTACTGATATCATAGTTATTAGGTATTTTTATACTTTTACTTATTAATGGCAATACTTTAGCAACAGACTTTTTTATATTTCCATATTTGTCTATTATACAATTATCGCGAGTTAATAATGGTCTATCAAATTTAAAATTATTATTCTTTTCTATTATTGCTATTTCTTTATTAGCCCATTTTTTCTCAGATGCCGTATAAATGTAAAAATAGCACAACGGATACTGTTTTTTCATGGCTGTTATAAAAGTGAAAAAATGCGGTCTTATTAGTAGCGATTTGTCAGAATAACTTTCTTTTAAATAATTATTACATAACACCTTATGTTTATTTAAATTTTTAATATTATTTTTTTTAATTAATTCAATAATATTATATAAATCACATTGATAATTACAATCACCTATGATTGTTCCATCTAAATCTATTATAAATATATAAGGGTCTATTTTAGATCCTTTTTCTTCTTTATTATTCATTAAATCTATTATAATATTATATTAGAATATTGCTTTATAAATAGAAGATATATATAATGTCTCAATCTCAATCGTATATTTATAATACACGTGATATGTCGGCAAATAATAATTTTTCAAATACAATTAATAGCAAACTTATTAATACAGATAATGAAAAATATAAGAAATTACCAGATATATTATTTAAATATTTTAAAAATAAAAATTTAAAATATAATTTAGAACAAAGAATTTTCTACTACAAACATATAGTTGACAGATTGAAAAATATTAGCAATAAACAATGTTTAACTGAGTATTCTATTAATTCTAAAAAAAATAATGATGTTAAAGGTTATAGTATTGACAATACCGTATTTCTTACTAAAAAATTTGGTTCTATTAGCAAATACGGATATATTTATATAGCATCAATAAAGAATGAAATAGGTAAATATCCTATTGCTTCAAAAATTATGATTAATAATAGTGTTAATATGTTTGAAGCAAATACTAATTTAAAAATAACTGATAAAATTGTAAAAACTATGATTTCAAGACATTTTATTTTCACCTATAAAGTTATTGTATGTGATAAAATCACTAATAAAAATATACCTGACATCATTATCAACAAAAAATATTATGTTTTATTAAATGAATTAGCCAGAGGCGATTTAAAACAATTATGTAGCAACAAAGTATTTCTTAAAAATGATAACGTATTATATAATGTTTTTATTCAAATTATATTATCTATATCAACATTTCATCATCTAGGATTTATTCATGGCGATTGTCATTGGGGTAATTTTCTATATCAAATAAATTACGAAACTAATAAAAACAGTTATCATCATTATAATATATACGGGAAGAATTATTATTTAAAATCTTGCGAGTATACTATGTTTATTTATGATTTCGGTTTTGCCAAAAAAATAAAATCAGTAAATACAACATATATAGAAGAAGACTATGTTAGAATAATTAATGCTTTTAGGAATAGAAAAATAGAACCTAGATCATGGATATCTGTAGATTACAATTTACCCTCAGATAATGTAGGAATTTTTGCTAAATCCTTTAAAAAAGCAATATATGATAATATGTTGGCTAAAAAAAATAATACTTTATTTTTAGAGAATTTAACCAACGATATCATTATTCCTATTTTATTAAAAGCACCTAATAATATTTTTGTAAATAAATTACCACCTAATGCTACTATAATTAATAAAAAACCCTATTATATTAATAAAAAAATAGTTATTAAGGATTAAGAATAGAATCTACCCTCTTATTATTATCTTCTATATATTTATTATATCTTTCTTCAATATATTTAGTCATACTTTCAAAACCAGCATATATCATTTCATCCATCTCCGTCTTTGTAATATGTAATCTCATCCCTTTTCTATTAAATGTAATATTCATAGCACTATTTAATACAAGATTTTTAGGATTATAATAATCTATACACTTACTATCTTGAATTTCTTTTAATAAAACCTGTTTTACTCTTAATATATTTAAAATAGTCATCAATTGTTTTATAATATATATTAAATTGATTTTTTTTATAGGCTCTATATTTTTATTTTCTTTATATAAAATCATACCAATTATATTTTCTTTTGGAACATTCGCAAATATTTTTATGGGAAAATTATTAGTTAATGCCCCGTCATAATAGTAATAATCGCCTATATTTATAGGCTTAAATAATAAAGGAATAGCCATCGAAGCACAACATGCCTTATAAACACATATATTAGGTGTTGTTTCAATAGAAAAAATTTCGTTATCACATGTATTTATATTAGTACAAGATATATAAATATTAACACCAAAACTTTTTGATAATTGCGAAAATGTAATAGTTTCCGAAATATCCATAGTATTATACTCGTTTAATAAACACATTTCAGGATATTTTTTTTTAATAATATTTTTCAAATGTTTAATCAATATCTCTGTATTAAATAAACCATATTCCGTCATTAATCTAATGTATTTTTTAATTGATAAATAACATAATTCGTTATCATCCTTACAAATATATAATATCTCTTCCATCTCTTCAATTGTTAATTTAAAAGCCATCATCAAACCAATTAAAGCACCAATCGAACAACCTGCAATATGTTTTATATTTTTATGTATATTATTAATATACATATATCTCAATGCTCCTACAAATATTACACCTCGCATACCTCCGCCCGATAAAACTAAATGTGTAATATTCATATCTTAATTTTTAAATATGATATATGAAAATATATATAATTTCTTATATATGAGAATTATATTCTTGAATATTTACCTTATAATATATCAGTGCTTCTTTTGAAGCATTATTCTCCGCCTCTTTTTTTGTATTTCCCGTTGCCGTAGAAATAATACTCCCATTTTTATCTTTAACACAATAAGTGAATACTCTTACATTATCTTTAATTGCTACGTTTAATTCCTTAAATTGCGGTGTGTCTTGTAAAGAATGTAGCATATGAGATACTAGCATATCCTTATAATTATTTTTAATCCTAATAAGTTCACAAAAATCAATGTAATTTTCTATAATATATATAAGCCATGATTCTACTACAAAATAGCCAGCACCAGATGATGGATTTATATTTATATTTGGAATAATAACATTATCATTATCTGTTTGAAAATCTAAATATAACGCCCCTAAAAATGCTTCAAATATATCCTCCATTATTTTATAGTTATTTCTTCCTCCCGATTCTTCAACCTGTTTTGAAATTATGGCAAACTTCGGTAATCCTATTTTATCCGATAAATATCCAAGCATTTTCCCATTAACTATTTTTGTTCTAATTTTAGATAGGAATCCTTCGTTTTGATCAGGAAATCTATTATATAAATAGTTCGCTACAATCACTCCCAACAAAGAATCACCTAAAAACTCTAATCTCTCATATGACATATCTTGTAATGGCAAACAATCGCTAGGACAATTCGCATTACTTTTTTCAAAATCTATATTTTTCATAGTACAATAGGATTTATGAACAAATGCCACGCGATATAAATTAATATTTTTAATTTTTAAACCAGATAAACCGTTATTTTTCAATAATGTATATAAATCATCTTCATTTAGTAAGATATTTTTAGAATTATACGGTTGATTCTCAATATCTATCTCCATTGTCTTATTGTGAATATTATCAATTCTTTTCATGTTTAATTATTTAACATTATTTATCAATATATCATTTTTTATATATATAAATATTAAATGTATTTTTCTTTTAAATAGAATAAGATAATAAATGAGTTATCTAGCCAATGATATAACAGCCCCTCTAATACAACTTGATTCGGTTGCTATAGGGTTTCAACTAGATGACGAAAATGAAGCAAAAAATATCAATAATTTAGATTTAACCAAAGATGAATTTTTAGTAGTAGGTGAAAAAACTTATATTCCAGGCGATACTTCAAATGTCAAATGGGCTCTTGTAGTCAATAGTCAAGGTACTGCTGTCAATACTTCAAGAAATTTGGCACGTACTAACTTGACTCACGATACTTCTTTATATGTTGACAAAAATATCTATTGTTCGGGTATTATTAAAGCAGCAGGTTTAGAACTAAGTAATATTAGAATAGATAATACAAATCCCATAACATGTAATTTAATTAAAGAGTTTATAGTTAAAACGAATGATCTTGTTGTATCACAACCATTTCAACCTGGGTATATAACAAATTATAGCAATCTATATAATATTAATTATGATGTTAAAAATATTTTTACTCCTAATTATGTTACTTTCGGCGGACATGTAGACACCTATAAAAATACTCATCCTCTCAATATCGTATCAACGCCAAATAATAATTTCAATAGTATGCATATTTCTATACGCAATGATACAAATAATAACGAAGAACCTTCTAAAATGTGTTTGGGTATTATCGGTGGAAGTAATACATCACCCGCTATTATATCTACAACCAAAGGAGTTCCTCTTGAATTTCATGTAAGTAGATCATCGGTAGATATCAATAATGCCTATGGAACTAAATCATTTCCTATATATAATTCTTCAAATATCCCTGCTATGACTATTGACGCTGATAATAATGTAGGAATAGGTACTAATTATACGAGCATTAAAATATATAATAAAAAAAATTTTACAAATAACAGCACAAGTAATAATGAAATATATGAAAAATCTAAATTAGAAGTAAAGGGATTATCTACCTTCGATGATATATTATTATATGATTACCGAACAAAAACCTATAAACATCTAGATGACTTATATATTCGTGCGATGGGTGTAGGTGCTCTAAATGCCACACAGATAAATGGTGGCGATTTTACTGATTCTTTGTATAGATTCACTAATGATTTGTCTGTTCTTAATTTATTAAATACGAAAGATATTATTATTAATAATAATGCTACAATAGGTAGCAATTTAACAACTAATTTTTTAAATGTTAGCAATCATTCTACATTTGATGGTAGCGTTTCTTTTAACAATAATGTAGATTTTGATAATGTTGAGAATATTAATATTAATAAATTAAACATTAACAATGATTTATTTATTAATAATGTACGCATAACACCATTAAATACTACTGATACTTTTACGGGTAATTTTGAGAAAAGTATAGTAGATGGAAGTAATTATCTTTTTGTATATATTAGCAGTAATATAGCATCTCTAGATGCTAATTGTAATGTTAATTTTCCAAATAAATTAGGGTTGGGTCTCAATAATAGTGATGGTTTTGATGGTATTTTAAATATCACTAAAAATGATAGAACGACAAGTAATAACTTTGATATATTATTAAAAAATACATTGGAAAACAAGAATTATATAGCAAATATAGGAAGATTGTCGCGTCTAGATTATAATGATAATAGTTTAATATTTAATACCAATAAAGTTCCTGGAAAAAATAATAATATTTATTTTTATCCTTCCTATGATATATCTATTTTAACTTCAAATCGCTATTTACCAAATTTAAAAAATACACCACCAACATTATCTTTGTTAAATGGAAGGGTAGGTATTAATAAATTAAATCCAGAGAATCTATTTTCACTTGATATTAATGGCAATATGTCCGCTAGCGATTATTATGTTTCGCAAAATAATAATTTTAAAAGAACCAAAAATTTCATTTATAACAATGATAAAAACTTTTTTAATTTATATGATTCTTCAACTGATAAATTTTGTATTAACTATAACGAACTACTATCATTCGCCTCTGATATGAGAGGTCTAAATGTTAAAAAAGGTATTAATGCTGATTTATATTATCAAAATAATATATTATTAGAAACCCTTCAACAAGCAAGTACTCCTGATAGTTTTTATACTAATAAAAATATATCTATTGGTTGGAACGGCGAAACCAATGTTGCCCCATTACAAATAAGAAACTTATTCACAAATGATTATAATTATTCTACTATACGCATTTATAGAGGTGTTAGAGGAGGCGGTCTTTTTAATAACGCAGATTATAGTGGCATTGATATATGTGAATATGACAGAGATATAAATCAAGATAGAAATAAAGAAAAATGGTTCATTTATAAAAATCATAAATATAATGATCTAGATGCGAGAGATTATATGAGAGTTGGCCCTTTACAAATAGGGTATACTGATAAAACAATAGAGCCTACTTCATATGGTATGTCATTTTATTATGATACAGCAACCTCTAAATATCATATAGATGTCAATAAACCCGAGATATCATATGATGATAAATCGGCCATGACAATATACGGGGATTTAAATGTTCACGGTAATATCAATATTTTAGATAACGAAGGATGTAATTTTAATTTTACCATGAAAGCCTTATCGTCAAATTTACAAAAAGTTGATAGATATATAAATTATATATCGGGATCGAGTGATGCAAATAATGGATATTCACAAACAGATAATAAAATAGCAATGTCTATAGATATTTTGAGACCTAAAGAAAATATCATAATAGATGCTGTTGAAAATGAGAAGATTCCTGTAATAATTAAAAATATGAATGACGAGAATCCTGTTACTAAATTTATAACTTATTCAAAATCTAATATTTGCTATTCTATGATAGAACTTGCTATTTATAATAGCAATTTACAATTAATAGACGACACCTTAGATAAAGCAAATAATATTAAAAATGCTATCCAAATCAGCGTAGGAAATAATAATAGCAATACATCTCTTGATTTTAACGTATATAATAACAATGCTTATAAAAATTTCTTGCGTTTTACTAATAATGTTAGTGATAATGGTGATGCCAATAGTACTATAGCACATTTGGGTCTTGGGACTGACAAAAGTTCAAATATTCTTTTACATATCGATGGTAATGAAAAATATGGTTTACAAATTACAAATAATAAATACCCTGCGACTATTAATTTATTAAATTCAGAGGGTAAAAATGTATATCATTCTATTTCAGGAGGTGATTTTCATAATAATCATAAATTTACTATTGATGTATCATCGTCATCTAATAATACCAATGAACCAATATTAACTAATGTTTTTACAATAGACGCATTCAAATATAATGGAGATAAACGCAGAGGAGCACGTTATGGATTTAATGAAAACTTTATAACAAATAATGATCAAACATTTGTAATCAAAAGTGATTATGATACTGTTCCTATGGCAATTACTAGTAGATACAGTTATGAATATATGTTTAATAGTACGATTAAAATAGATTATAATAACGTATCTATTGATTTATTATCATCTAATTGGAATAATAATAATAAAATTTATTTCAGTTTATATAAACAAAATATATCTACATTGCCTTCTGTAGATGACAATTTAAATCCTATTACATCAAATAATATTAAAGACGAAGAATTTATATTTAAAACACGCAATACAATATCAAGGAATTTATCATATATTTCAGTACATTCTAATATTAATTATCCATATTTCTTTAGTAATTTAAATATAAATTATTTATCTTTTAATCAAAATTTTAATATTACGCCAGATAGTGTAAAAGATGAATTTAAATTAACACGTGATAATGATTTTAATATAATACCGAGATATATATTTTATAGTAGCAACGACGATATAAGACCTAGTGATATTATTGAGAAAAGTTATGTAATAAATAACAATTCGGTTTTCAACATAGATAATAGTAATATACTTTTTGATTATACATAT